AACCAAGATAGTGGTTTAGCAGATGCGTGAATCAACCAACGAACGTCAGCATCACGCTTTGCTGTTGGGTCTAGGAATACATCAAATGCTGGAAGAATCTCTTCTCTAACATCACCAATATTAATGTTCTCATACCCTGTAATCTCACCTGTTTCAGGAGAGAAGTAAGGCATGACCTGTTCACCTTTAGCATCCCAGTAAATCTTCAAGTAGGAAGTACCACAGACACAAGCCCAGCGAACACGCTCTTTGAGCTGAGTCTCACGACTAAACTTACGATTGTAGTGACCACAAATGTGGTTTGCCTCATCCGAGGCAAGTAAGTCTCTTTGAGTGTGAGATAGTGGTACTGCTCGTGCGTCTGGTGCTACCTGAGTCAACTTACCAACTACACCATCAATCAAAGGACGCATCTTGTTGACTGTGATGTAACGGTTAGGTTCATCCTTATTCTGCAACTGGATAAGGTTACGAGTCTGACTTGAGATACGGAACCACTGCCGTCCTTCAAAGAAGGCAATAGCCATAGCCCATTCAAGTTCCATCTCCTGCCTTGCTCGATAAGCAATATCGAACTGACCTTTGACAAACTTGATTATCTCAAGCTTCTCTTCATTTGGTGCTTCAGGTAATACCTTCCACTCATTTGAGTTATGGTCAATCGTCAGATTATTGTTGTTGATAGTCTCATCATTTTTGAGTTCAGCTGCTCCAGGAATACCTTGAACCATACGCTTCTCAAAAGCCATAACCTTTGGTTCTGATTCCTCTTGCATCTTCTGTTCTGCAAAAGACACTAGCCCAGACATAACGTCCATACCAACAGTATTCTTATTTCTTTTGCGTTGCAGTGGAAGCCTCATCAGATGTACCAATCCTTATCGTCCCGTTCTTTTTTGACGGGGATATTCCTACGGATACAGTGTAATTCATACGCAGTATATACACACGCACAACTTACTATAAAAGCAAGTGTACCAAAGTAAATGTTCATCGGTCTCACAAGTAATCCTTCCTACCGTATCCATCATCAGCCCATAGTGGTTTCCAGTTCTGCATATCCGTTGTTTCAGGACACTTTACTGGATACTCACGCCACATCAACCCATAACGAAATGAGTCAATTGCGTGGTCACTACGTGTTCCGCCATCAATATCTTCAGGGTCTCGTGGGTCAGCCATCGTATTACTTAGTTCACGTATCAAGTTAGGACAAGCATCACGCACTATACGCAACCTTGGTCTAGTCTTATCTCCATCCATACGTGTTGCCATCAACCACTCTTTAACCCTACGCCATCCAGCCTTCCTATCCTTGACAGCCCTTACGCAGGGTAGTCCCTTCTTCCACCAAATCTCAACTGGATACTCACCAATACGTTGTGCAGGATTCTCAGGTGGGAATGTATTAGCCCAGTCAAAAGCAATAGCCTCTAACTTTGTATTCCACTTACCTTCCCTAAATCGCCTATCAACTGGTTCACCTAATTTAAATTTCTCCACTAGGAGAAGTGTATTGTCGGCTTGCCTAGATGATACGTGACCTGCTTCATAAAATTCACCAATGACATAGATATTTTCCTTCTCATCACTTGCGTAAAGTATGAATGCAGCAGGACTACCTGTACCAAAGTCATGACTTGCCCAGTAACGCCACCAGGGTTGTACCTCAACACTATCAACAACGTGCCAAGGCTCACCATCACTTCCATACTCTTTGAAGTCACCAAAGAAGCGTCCACCAACACCTACTTCGTGTTGGCACTCTCTAAGGAAGGCGATGATTCCAAAGTCATCAATCTCACGCTGGCAAACCTCAACTGACTTATGTTCCCAGTTAGCAACACCACCAGTAATCTTGTAACCAGTACGACCATCATCCTTTTCAACAGGTTGATAATCTAAGTTCTCAATAGCTGGAACAATAGGTGATTGGACTCTGTTCTGTAACATATCTAACTCACCACTAAGAACACGACTCATAACAGAGTTAGCGTGAATCCTATTCTGTACAAATACGATTGCACAATCAGTACTCTTCGCTGGGAGAATAGTCTGAGTAATAGTCTGAATCTTCTTTTCGACCCTATTGACTGAGTCATCAAGTTCATCAATATCGTCCAAGATAATCATGTCAGGGCGAAGGTTATCTAACTTGACACCACGTGCGCCGGTATCAAGTCCAAAGGCTAGAATGTTAAACCCGTTAGCAGTACGTAGTTTTTCAGCGTTCCAACCCTTTGAATATCCATACTTATTGATGGCACGTTGAATGCCACACTTCTCCATCGTGTTTGCAATATCTGCAACGTGACGGTTAGCAGCATCCTGAGTTGAACACACATATAGAAGGAATCGCCTAGTAGCCTTGACTGCAATACGACTGGAGATAAGTTCCATAGTAGTGGACTTACCACCACCACGAAACCAACACTCAATAAGTGCAGGAGGTGGATTACCAGTCTCTATACCTTCAGCCCAGTCCCAAGCACGTATGTGATGTTTAGCAAGTGGAGCAGATGCAGCATGAGGAGCATAACGCTTTAACCATTTAGAGTATTCTAATTCGTGTCCTTCAATAGGATGAGCAACTGAACCAAACTCACTTCCATCTATGTTCTCATCAAACTTTTCTTGCATTGCTTCAAGCAACGCTACAGTCAATGGCTTATTCGGACGGACGAACTTCCTCAACGCCTTCGGAGTAAGTCTCGTATTCACCTGACTCTTCTGTGCCATCAATTACCTCAGCATCAATAATCATGTCATCAATCGTGTGTTGATAAACAGCGAGCAATTTACCTACACCAGCCTTGATACCTTGTAACTCCTCCGCATTACTGACGTTGTCCTGAATGATTTTAACCATCTGCATTACAAGACTAAATGCTTGGTCCACCTCAAGAGTATAGGCTTTCTGATGAAGTAAGCGTTGCTCTGTCTCAACAATAGACGTTCTTTTCTCAATGAGTTCAATAACATCTTTGGCAGCTGCAAACTCAGTCATTACATTTTCTAAGGCTCTGCCCATTTCAGCGAACACTTCCCAGAAATCATCTGAGTATTTCTTCTCACAACACGTTCTGTATATCTCTTGTATCTTTTTGTACTGGTCAATACTTACGCCTTCAGCCGCAGCCTCAGCCCTAGTATCAAGAAGTGCAGTTATATAAGCAGCATCATCTCGAAGTGACCACAGTTCAGGGTCTTCACGCAGTTCATCAATACGACCTAGTAACCTTGAACCTACGTTCCTAAACCTACCTGATGCGTTTATACTTTTAACGCCTGTCTGAAAATTAAGGGTATTAGTATTTGCTACTGCCGGTACTCCGCCGTGGCGTAAACAAAAGTTGGAGTTCTTAATTGCAAAGTTTTTACATAAGTAATTGAGCTTACCTTTAGTAATCTCTGCTTCACATAATTTGACCAAGCCACCATTACGTGTCTTATAACGGACACCATCTTTTTCCGTAATGGGGTCATCAGCCTCAGTTTTTGAACCGAAGCCTGGATAGTATCTGAACTTAGCCAATGTTTTTACTTAGTACCTTTGACAGTGTATACTCACTGCATGTCAGATATATCAGTACCAGACCATTATCGCAAAGGAACAATCCAACCAGTTGAGGCTATTAGGGACTGGGAACTAGGATTTACCCTTGGAAATGTAGTCAAGTACGTATCTCGTGCTGGCAAAAAAGAAAGTGCCAATCGTCAAGATGACTTGATGAAGGCACTCTGGTATTTAGTTTATGAGTTGAACAGTGGAGACGTTGAGTCTACTGATGAGTTCCTAAAGATTTATCGGGAAAAACCATAACCAAAACTTTGACTTACAGGTGTCTTAGGTTCTTCTTTTTTACTCATTTTAGGCGCAGCAGGATTAAATACATTTTGTGTTTGAACCCACTGCTTAAATCCACGACGAACAAGTTGTTGGTCTTCTGGCTTTAGTTTCCTAAACTCTTCTGAGCCTGAAAGAAGCCTCATGTATTCTAATGGGTCTTTCAATCCAGTATTTTTGGTTCTTTGAACCATATCTACTGCATATCCAAGTGCTTGACCCGCATCAGTATTTTGATTCTGCTTCAAATAATTTAATGACTCAGTATCTCCTGTTGCATTTACATTTTTCATAACAACGGCTTTATTAGTATTACCCATACCTACAGTCATTCCCTGCTTCATTTTTGCAGTTCGTACTGGAGTAGATGGTATAGGTCTTCCTTCTTTTCTAGCCTTAGTTTGTTCTTGAGCAAGCCGATATGCATCTACTTCACTCATAGTAGATTTTTGCTGTTTAGGCATTTGAGTAGGACTAGGAGGTATAGGTCGACCTTCTCTCCTAGCCTTACTTTGCTCTTGAGCAAGACGATACGCTTGCTCTTCGGTTAATCCCGACTGTAGCATTATTTCTTCTTGCCCTTCATCATAAAGGCTGGCATCTTCTTACCACCCTTTTTCATATCAGCATTCTCAGCTTTCATAGGCATCTTGTCCTTTGCAGACTCAACACCCATCATCTTCGACATCGACATCTTTCCCTTAGGATAAGGCATACCCATTGGCATAATTATTTACCTTTCTTTCCAACACCCATAGCCATAGACATTACAGATTGACCTGCATAACTAGGGTACTTAAGTGAACTTTTTGCTTGAGTCGTATACTTACCGTATTTATTTGCCTCAAGATTTTTAATGACAGCTTGTGCGTTTTCTCTTGCAGCCTTTACACCACGCTGACGAATAGGTATTTCATCAGCTGATTCTTTACGTGCCATAAAATTAGCCATATTCTCACGAACATTTTTTGATAATGGCTTTACATCTTTAGATGACTCATACGTGCTAACTAAATTATTAGCTGCATCAACATATCTAGCACCAGCTCGTTGACCGAGCATATCTGCTTTATATTCACCTTCTTCACCCTTGCCGATTTTACCTAGCTTTTCTTTTTTAACATATGAATCATTATTACCAGCACTTCCTTGAAGTGCAGTTGTTCCATACTTATTACTGTTAGTTTTAACTTGTGCTTTAGCCACAGTTACTTCCCCTTCTTATAAATGGCAGTAGCCTTAGCTTCCTGCGCTCGACTTGGTTTAATTACTAACTTATCTTCAGCATTAGAATGTTCTGCGTACTCAGCTTCCATTGCTTGTCGCATAGTCGGGCGATTGCCTAACTTATGCTCACGTTGCTCCATTTTCAGAAGCTCCGTTTTGGTAGGTGCTTTCTTGAGATTATGTTCCTTCGTTTCTACGGTCATCAAAGTACCCATAGAAAGATGGTTCATATGTTTGTTCATCTCATTCAGCATTTACTTAGCCTTCCCTAATACTTTCTTTAGTCTAGGATTCTTAGCCTTAGCGGCAGGACTTGCCTTACGTGCAGAAGTTGCCAGAATAGCACCAGCACTATCCATAGAGATACCTTGCTTCTTTGCAATCTCTGCTTGTACTACTTTGAATCCACGATGCGCTTTAGTTTTCATCATTATCTCACTAACAATTCCAAGCCCGTAAAGACTTATTGATTCTACTGTTAGGGTCTTTTGCAGTCTTAGGGGATGTATTCTTGGCTCGCATACCTTCCATCCTAGAACAGAATGACTTACGGCGAGCAGCATCTTTAGGTGTCTTAGGATTAGGTGCTGGCGGTTTAAGGTTAGCACCAGTAGTCTTCTTAAAATGCGCTCTACCAGCAGCGTTCAATCCACCCTTAGGATTTTGGTATTTCTTGACAACGCCCATAAAACGATTGTAACGTATATCCCTAATATTACATACCTGATATTATTGTCATATGGCACAGAAATTAATCACTTCAACTGATGACCCTTTGTACATCAATGCAATCGTACACCTAGCTAATCTCCTTGATGAACGCACCTTTGGTACACCTATGGGAGTATCCCCTAAGTGGAAAGAGAAGTTTACTGGAAAGCAATATTGCGAAGAAGGCTGCATTAATGGACGTTGTCCAGGTCACAGTCTAATCTGTAATCTAGGGACTATCACCAAGCATCCAACATATAGTTTCTTTGTATTCCACCGGGAAGAATACTCGAATGGAAAGAACAATAGCGTCATCTACTTCTATGAAGATGAGGCAAAGGCTGAAACTCAGTTCAATACCCTAAAGCGGAGAGCAAGGGATGTTTGACAAGTTAACCAAACGTGAGCTTGACATCCTTCACTTGATTGCCATAGATAGGCTAACCGTTAATCAAGTTGGAGAGAAATTACTCATCTCTAAAAGGACAGTGCATTTCCATTTACAAAACGTATACAAGAAGTGCAATATTGCGGATACTAACCGTCACCTCATAAACCTTGCATTAGATTACTCTGAATACTATAGGAACTTAGTTGACAAAGAGTAGCGTTCGTGTATACTGTCTTTGTCTGGATTGCCACCTACCTACCTGATTCAGATAACATTTCTACCTAGATAGAGCCAGCCGTACTCCCAGCGGCTGGCTCCTCCTCATTTACATCCCAGTAGAACCGAATCCACCTACACGTACAGCATCAGCAGTCATACGTGGATACATATCAGCATCGCATTGAGCGAATACTAGCTGAGCAATACGGTCCCCTGCGTTGATGTTGAACTTCACACTATTTTTTCCATTAGGCACTTTAGACAGGATGACCTTAATCTCAAGGTTATAGTCTGAGTCGATAATACCGGGCGCATTCAGCACGAATACACCATACTTGGCAGCAATGCCTGAGCGTGAGCAAACCATAGCGTAGTGACCACTAGGGATGTCCACAGACACACCTGTAGACACAACGATTACTTGACCGTCACTCAGTTCATAGTCATCAAGTGCATATAGGTCAAATCCAGCTGCACCAGACGTAGCCCTAGTAGGAACACGAGCTTCCTTAAACAGTAGGTTGAACATTCTTCTCTTCTTCCATCTCTTCCATTACTTCAGCAATAAAGGGAAACTGAACTTTGAACTCAGCGAATATCTTGTTAGCAAGGTCTTCGTGTTCACTCTGCGTACCGTTACCTCGACGCACGTTCATATAGTGAATCCAATTACGGATGTATGAGTTAGCGTATACCTTTGTAGGCGCACACTCAGGCAGGATAGCCCTAGCGGTTTCGTAAGCTACTCCGCACTCAATCAAAGAATCATATGCGTCTTCAATCTTGCGAATTGCATCAGAAACAATGCAGTCAGCATATACCTGGACATCAGTAGGTAGAGGAATGGACAACTGTCGATTGTAGGGATGCTTTCCACGCATCTCTGGAGGTGCAATACTATCTTTGACTTCTGCATATCGTTGACTGAACTCCTGCACTCTGATACTTGAATGCCGTATGAATTGACGGCTAACCATCCTACTGGTCTTTATCTCTATCGTCCAGTTAGCCATTTCAAAGATTGACCAATGACCATTACGTATGCAGTACTTTAGTAGACGTTTGTTTTCCTTTTCAGTCCTATTGGACTGTGTGCTAGAAGAAACTCTAGCACAATAACAAATATGTTCTTCAGCATCTGGTGTAGACCAGATTGTTCTTACTTCGTTCATGTTAATCCTATAAAATCGATTATGCGTAAGTTATTTGAAACACCTGCTAATCGACAGGCACAAGCATATGCAGCACTCAAACTACAAGGAAGGCTGTTCTGCTTATACGGTGAATGTGATGTTGAGATAACACCAAAAACCTGTAAGCATGACATAAACTGGAATACACCTGAGTTGTCTGGAATATGCGAATACAAGCAACGTACGCATAGTTTTGGTACTTACCCTGACGTGATGATTACCAAGTCAAAGTGGGACTACCTACGCTCATATGACGGGTATGCAATACTACTAACAGAGTTCACTGATGGTGACTACATAACCGAAGTCCAAGGGATGCCTAACTTAGAATCAAGATTAGCTGGACCAAGAGTAAAGAGGAATGAGTTTGACGAAGCGCAGTCAGTTTTCATTCCTCTTACTTATTTCATAAAACTTGGATTATGGATACCTAAGCAAACGGGTCCGTTATCTCATCCATTGCTACAGGTGCAGAATTTGCCGACTGACCTGGCTGACCCGGTTCTCTAGTTTTTCCACTATCCAAAGGCTGAATCGTATCAGCGACAACTTCCCATACCTTGCGTTGTTGGTTGTCTTTATCAGTGTATTGGCGAACCTGCAAACGACCCTCAACAGCAACAAGTCTACCCTTAGATAGATATGTAGAAGCAAAATCCGCAGACTGACCCCAAGCTGTGACATCGAAGAAGTCCGTTTCTTTTTCCCTGCCCTTACGGTCTACTGCAACACGAAGGTTAGCAACACCCTTGCCAGTTTGAGTCATACGGTGTTCAGGGTCAGCAACTAATCGACCTACAAGGATAACTCTATTCAGCATCAGTAACCTCTGGATTGAGTGTTACGTTGTAAGTATCTTTACTCTTTAGCGAAGATGCAATAGCCAACTCAGCAAAGTCAAGCATCAACTTAGCAGGAACTTTAGTAGAAGTCATACGGATACGAAGCCAAGCTTCACTAGCCGTTAAACCAGACTCAATAGTGATTCCGTCATCATCAGAAAACGACAAATCGTATGTACCAGGATTAGATGGATTGATTACGAGTTCAACATCAGAATCCCTTGAAAAACTAATTAACTTCATTACTAACTCCTCTGACATTACCTGTCATCAGTGCCAGTATATCACAAATCACTTGATACTACTGTCAGAGTTACGTTTGAAACTGCGATTGGTCGCAGGTTTCACCAACCGTAGGTTGGAAGGTGCGTTAGTACCACCCTTTGAAAGAGGTTTCTTGTGGTCGATATCTTTACCCTTACGGGCTACTCCGTTTGCGTCCATAACTCTACGAGCCTTCTGGCGTTCCATACGGGCAGGATGTTCAGCTCTAGCGACCTGCTGTGCGTATTCCTTTTTGTAGGGTCTTTCCTTGTTGACGTACGGCATGACAGCATCATACCAAAACGTCTCTCTTACGTGCGTGTATTTAATATACATACTTAGTATGTATATATTCTTGTTAATAGGGGTATAAAATTCTTTCCCCTCCCCCCACAAGATATTTACCCCCTAATAGTCGGGTATTACACCATTCTAAGGTCTTTGATATGATGCTTTATGAGCGTTGCAAAGAAGACTAATCCATCTAAATGGAAGGCTGTTGTAGCCAAGGTAAAAGCCTCTACCAAGGGTGGTGACCCTGGTGAATGGTCGGCACGCAAAGCTCAGTTAGCCGTACAGGAATACAAGGCTTCTGGTGGTGGATACGTAGGTAAAAAGTCTTCTGATAATAGCCTTTCAAAGTGGACTGACCAGAAGTGGAAAACTAGTGATGGTAGTCCTAGTGAAGGGAAGAAACGATACCTTCCTGAGAAGGCTTGGTCTTCACTGTCCGCTGGTGAGAAGGCAGCAACTAATCGTGCTAAGGCAGCTGGTAACGCACAAGGCAAGCAGTTCGTAGCGCAACCTAAGACGGTTGCAAAAAAGGTTGCTAAGTTTAGGTAGAACTAGTACACTTATCAGTAAGTATAGGGAGATTACTGAAGATGACGTTTGGTGATGTATACAACGCTATTGCGGTAGGCAAGAAGGTATCTCGTGTTCACTGGGATAGCGATAAAGCGTATCTTCGTTGGTCTGAAGCATTCAACGCTTTTGTATTCACCATAGACAATCAGGAATCAGTCCTAGATGGCATTACGTTGCCTACTGAAGACTTCTTCGCTAATGACTGGATTGTGATAGAGGAACCAGTTTGGTAGACAAATACATACTCCATTTAGGTAACTGCCTTGACTCGCTCAAAGGTATGCCAGATAACTCAGTAGACTCGATTGTAACTGACCCCCCATACGGCATATCCTTCATGTCCAAGAAGTGGGACTATGACGTACCAAGTGTTGAGATATGGAAAGAATGCCTACGGGTACTCAAGCCTGGTGGATTCCTTTTATCTTTTTCAAGTACACGTACTTACCATCGAATGACTATCAATATTGAAGATGCTGGCTTTGAAATTAGAGATTCCTGCACGTGGAATTATAGCTCAGGTTTCCCCAAGTCACATAACATCTCTGCATCCATAGACAAGATGTATGGTCACCCTAATCGAGGTCGTGCAATACCTACTGCCTCGTCATATCAAGCGTGTGATGTAGACCAAGATAACAAGTTGACCAGTAATCCTGTTGGTCCTTATGAACCTAAGACAGATGAAGCCAAGCAATGGCAAGGTTGGGGTACTGCACTAAAACCTAGTCAAGAGTTTATAGCAGTAGCACGTAAACCACTAGATGGTACGGTAGCCAATAACATACTTGAATGGGGTACTGGAGGCATGAATATAGATGCTACACGAGTACCTATGTCTGATGAAGATTATGAAAAGTTATCTTCTGGAGTAGAACGCATACGTGAAAAAGGTGGCACTATGGGTAACTCTTGGAAGAATAGTAGTGACCTATCAGGTGCTAATCCAGTCAATCCTGCTGGTAGATGGGCAGCAAATTTTATACATGATGGTAGCCAAGAAGTACTAGAGTTGTTCCCTGATGTCAAAGGAAGTAAGGGTTCAGGTCTTACTAAAAGTGACGCTAGGTCTTGGAAAAACAAAAGCACAGAAGGTATCAACAGGATTGGTTATGATGACTCCGGTTCAGCTGCTAGATTTTTCTACTGTCCTAAAGCCTCAAAGAAGGATAAAGAAGAAGGCTTAGATAACTTTGAGGAGCGTATCCAGGCTGCTACATATGGTGATATTGGACCTATGGAAGGTAACCCTAGAAAGCCTAATACAGGTCATATTCAAAGGATACGAAACCATCATCCAACAGTTAAACCTACAGAGTTGATGAAGTACCTATGCCGCCTAGTCACACAACCTAGTGGAATAGTACTTGACCCTTTTATGGGGTCTGGCTCTACAGGCAAAGCAGCAATACTAGAAGGCTTCCGCTTTATAGGATGTGAGCTTGATGAAGAATATCTAGCAATAGCAGAAGCACGTATAAAACACGCTTGTAATCAGATACCTGAGTGATATACTAGGTTGCTATCGAAAGATAGTAGAACTAAAAGAAAGTCTCCAGAAAGCCTTTAAACGTTCTTAGATGTAGGCATATCAATTTGTTGGGATTAAATAATCAACTGTGCTGGATTAGCTGGTATGCCTACATCGTCCAATTATCTACTTACGTAGTAACTTATCCTTGATGATTCCACTCAGTCTAGAGTGCAGTAAATCAACCTCTTCCTTAGAAGCATTCTCTATATAAGCAACGCTATCCTTATTTAGGTCTTTATAGCCGTAGTGCAAGATTAGAGCTTCTCGCATATCCTTACAGTTTTGTCGTTTTTGGTCAGTTGTCATAATTACTAAAGCCACCCTGGTGCTTATTCAAGGTGGCTCATTTGGTTGTTGTTGTTCTTGTAACACTCACCTTGCGGTGGCAACGCATTCTAGCACACTACGTTGGTTTAACACCAGTACCGTCATACGGTTTAGCGTGACCATTTATTTCAAGCTGTTGTGCAAGGTCTTCACCATTACCAGACACTGCACCTAACACCCTGCCATACTTGTCCTTCTTGTGCTTCTTGACTAGCACTATGACATCTACCTTACTATCTAGTATCTTACTTATCCATTGCTGAGTGAACACCTTAGCTGCCTTACCAGGTTCTGTATCTTTCTCAGGGCAGTTGATACCTGACAACCTGACCTTCGTAGCTGACAACGTAACACCAAAGCCTAGGTCTATATCACCTTCCAACGTATCGCCGTCTATTACACGTATACGCTTTAACGCATACTGGTACAACGTATTCTTTGTCATGTCTCACATATTACGATTACAAAGCTGTAAAAACGATTACAGGGCAGCAGGTTTACTGAAAACGAATTACATATCTATCCACTCACTGGATAATATCTATCCGCACGTAACCGCACGATTACGCTCGTATTTGCACGTATTTACGTGCGTTGGCATACTTGATACCTTACTGAGTACTACCACCCTGATATGCCAACTGTATACCAGCCTTACTGAGTACATCCTAACAACTATCCATTGCGTACCAATTGACCTCAGGTTGGTCAAATACAGGTCAAATAGGACACATCTAACAGTTACTACGCATAGGAGAATAAGTAGGGTAGATAAAGATGTTACTTCTACTGTGGGAGAAATAGTAGTAGGGAATATGTAGAGATATTTGTGTCGGAGTCCCCCCGGTAACTACTGC